CACAAGCAACCATCGATACCTTCACTTCGGCTTCAACTATCTTTAGGCAAGCCGCAAAGAGTCCGATAACGATTGCTAACCCTGCATATCCTTACTTGATGGCTGCACCTGCGGTCTTATCGGGTATTGCGAGGGTAAAGCAAATCGCTTCGGTTAAAGTACCCGGAGGTGGCGGTGCTACACAAGCTATCGGGCAACAAGCCGCTGCGCCTATCGCACCTTCTGCGCCATTAGTAAATACAAGAACACAACTTGATTCAACCACTATTCAAGAAATGGGTAACGCAACAAATAGAGCCTATGTAATTGAAAGTGATGTTACTAATTCACAAGAAAGAATCCGCAGAATTAATAGGGCGGCAAGATTAGGATAAAAAGCTATTTAGTATTATGGAAAAAGAATTACCAATATATCGTTTGGATATTGTCGAAGATTTAGAAAGCAACGTAGAAGTAGATTTCGTTGCCTTAGTAGATAGACCCGCTATTGATAAAGCCTTCTTAGCTTTTCAAGATTCATACTCGGATTATCCTGATGCAGTAAAGAATAACGCACAAAATGCCTTAGATTGGGCAGAAGAAAACGGGTGGGGTTCGTGCGGCACACCCGTAGGCAAGCAAAGGGCAAATCAATTAGCTAACGGAGAGCCTATAAGTGTAGAAACAATTAAAAGAATGTATTCGTTCCTTTCAAGACACAAAGAGAATGCCGAAAGTTCTAAAGGCTATGGCGATGGTTGCGGGCAACTGATGTACGATGCTTGGGGTGGTGCAAGTGCTTTGAGTTGGGCAGAATCTAAGTTAAATCAAATAGAAAGACAAAGTTTTGCTATTCAAGATGAAGAAGAAAGAATCATTACGGGTGCTTTGATGTTAGCCGACACTCCTATTTACAGAAACGATGGAAACGGAGAATACTATGTGGTATTTACTAAAGACACTATTAAAAAGATTGCTCAAAAGTATTTTAAGAAAGGCTATCAAAACAACGTAAATTTGATGCACGATAGCGGTCAAGTGATGGATGGTGTTACGATGTTTGAGAGTTGGATAGTAGATGAGAAAAGGGGAATTAAGCCAATGAAAGGCTTTGAAGATGTTAAAGAAGGTTCTTGGTTTGGTTCTTTTAAGGTTGAGAATGAAGAAGTTTGGAACATGATTAAAGACGGCAAGGTTAAAGGCTTTTCGGTCGAAGGTATCTTTAATTACTCCAAGCCTCAATCAATAGAGGAAAAGATGATGAGCGATATTATAGAAATCTTAAATCAAATAGATTAGGTTTTTCATAGTTTGTTTAGGTTTGAAGGGGGGTGTTTCTACACTTCCCTTTTTCTATGTGGTAACTTACAATCTTTTATACTATTTATGGTTAAATTTTTTATGACTGCACAAGAAGCACTTTTGAAAATCAAAGCAATGTTTGCCGAGGCTCAACCCGAGGTNGTTGCCGCTTCCTTTGCCGAGTATGTTCTCGCAAGCGGAGCCAAAGTAATGATTGACAAACTCGAACTTGGCGGTAAGGTTTCTATCGTAGATGAGGCTGGCAATGAAGTTCCCGCACCTGCTGGAGAGCATACGTTGGCTGATGGCATCGTTATCACTCTTGATGAAAATGCCACNATCGTAGAGATTGAAACTCCCGAAGTTCCTGTTGAAGAACCCGTAAGTGAAGTTGAACTCCTGAAGAAGAAAGTTTCTGAAATGGAAGCACAACTTGCCGATTACGGAAAGAAAAAAGATGAAGCACAAGTAAAGATGGCTGAACAAGCAGACAAGTTCTCTAAAGCAATTCAAGAACTNACTGATGTCGTTATCGAACTTACTAAAANTCCATCTGTACAACCCACCGAACCNAAAGAGGTNTTTAACAAGCACTTTGAAAGCAAGAACGACAAGATTTCACGTTTTCTCAATTTGTACACTAAGAAATAATTTTTCAAACAATTAAAATTTAATAACAATGGCTTTTGATGTTTCAGCATTAGCAAATTATACCAAAGAGAACGAAGCTCTATTGGTAACTTCTTCCGTTCTCGGAAGCAAAACCGCTTCTTTGATTAAATCTCAAGGAAACGTAATGGTAGGTGTAAAATCTGCCGAGACCATCAACATTATGGATACTGACGCGATTTTCCAAAGCGGTGGTACTTGCGGTTTCAATGCCTCAGGTTCTACTACTTTCACTCAGCGCACTGTAACTGTTGGTAAGATTAAAGTTAACGAATCTCTTTGCCCTAAAGACCTTGAAGCTAAATATCTTCAGAAGGCTCTGCCCGAAGGAAGTCGTTACGACACAATCGCTTTCGCTGCCGATTATACCGACAAGAAGGCTGCTCGTATCGCTTCTCAANTGGAAACTGCTCTGTGGCAAGGTGCTACTGGTTCAGCTAACGTAAACCTTAACAAATTCCAAGGTTTGGTTACCCTGATTGGTACTTCTGCCGTAGAAGCAAACAATGCTACCTATTATGGTGGTACTGCCACTTCTATCACTACTGCCAACGTAGTTGCTATCTTCGATGCTCTTTACAAGGCTATCCCTGCTCAAGTAGTAAGCAAAGATGATATGACTATCTGGTGCGGTCAGGATGTGTTCCGTACTTACACTATTGCTCTGAAGAATGCTAACATGTTTAACTATGCCTTCGATGGTAAAGCCGATAGCGAGTTCTTCTTGCCCGGAACACCTATCAAGGTTGTAGCTACTCCCGGATTGAATGGTGTAAACAAGATTTATGCTATCCGTTTGAGCAATATGTTCCTCGGAACCGACCTGCTCAACGAAGAAGAAAGATTCGAACTTTTCTATGCCAAAGAGGCTGACCAAGTTCGTTTCGTAAGCGAGTTCAAGATGGGTGTTAACGTAGCCTTCTTGGATGAGATTGCTTCTTTCATTATCTAATTCAAAGGTGGGTAATCTTTCGGGGTTACCCACTCTTTAATAACTCTTAAAAATAATTAAAATGGCTTGTGCTTTAACACAAGGATACACACTCGATTGTCGCGAAAGTTTAGGCGGTATCAAAGCGGTATGGTTGATTGCTCACGCAAACGTGAGTTCAGTAACCGAGGCTTCTGGTATCGTTTCTGCTATCACGAAGTCAGCGGGTAAGGTATTCTACAAATATGAGTTGGTTAAGAATACAGGTGCTTTGACTGAAACCATTACTTCCTCTGTTGAGAATGGTACTGTGTTTTATGCTCAAGAACTTTCAATCGTTCTTAACAAACTGCAAGCTAACACAAGAAACGAAATCTTGTTGTTGGCAAAAAATACATTGATGGCAGTAGTGCAAGATGCTAACGACAAATATTGGTTGTTAGGTCGCTTTACTGGCTTAGATGTAACAGGCGGTACTGCCGCTACTGGAACGGCTCAAGGCGATAGAAGCGGTTACACTCTTACTTTCTCAGGTGGAGAAAAAGAACTTGCACCCGAAGTAAATAGCGGGATTATTGCAGGTTTAACCTCATAAGGCTTTCGTAGTTCGTTATAGGTAGGTAGATTAGAGCCATCCCTTTAGGGGTGGCTTTTTCTTTTGGTAAAATGCGAGTGAATTTCTATTTAGTTGTATGATATATCTTAATAAAGGGCAAACGAATACTATTATATTCACACTCAAGGAAAAGCAAACATTAGCTTCTCCTAATTATTTATTTGTATTTACGCATAGGGGTAGCAATATCGTGCGTAGTTTTGTTTTATTACAAGCGGCTAATATCTCGGCTCACAAAGAGCGATACGATGAATTTTCCGTAACTACGAATACTTATTTCCAAGGCTATGATTCTGGGGAATGGGAGTATGCTATTTATGAGCAAACCTCTACAACGAATACAAACCCAGCCAATGCGACTACGTTATTGGAGACAGGCATAATGAGATTAAATGAAGCTACTTCCTTTAACTACACTACGTATCAACCAAATAATACATTTATAGTACGATGATGGATAATATTATCATATTGAACTTTGCAGAGGCAAAGCAGCCTGAGTATAGAGAAAAGAAAGGGCAAGGGTATATCGAATTTGGCGAAAAGAACGATTACCCTAATTACCTTTTGGATTTATACAATAAAAGTGCNAAGCACAATGCTATTGTACGNGGTAAGGTAAACTACATTACAGGAAATGGTTGGGCATCTAAAGAAGATGATGCTACGGCTGAAACCTTTATTAANAGACCGAATCCGTATGAGAATCTAAACGATTTAACTCGTAAGGTATCTATTGATATTGAGGTTTTCGGTGGTGCGTACTTAGAGATTATCTGGTCACAAATTGGCGGTAAGATTGCAAGTATTTCTCATATAGATTATACCAAACTGCGTTCTACAAAAGACAATACGCAATTCTTCTATAAAAGTAATTGGCAAGATAGAAAAGAGGAAATAGAAGTTATCCCTGCATATAATACGGGAAATAAAGTAGGCAAGCAGATTCTTTATGTTAAGGAATATCGCCCCGGATTAGATACGTATGCTTTGCCTTCTTACATTGGTGCGTTGAATTATATTGAAAGTGATGTAGAGGTTTCTCGCCACGTTTTAGGTAATGCACAAACAGGGTTTTCTGCAAGTAAACTTATTACCCTTCCAAATGGAGAGCCTTCGCCCGATGAGAAAAGAAATATCGAAAGAAGATTTACCGATAGGTTTTCGGGTAGTGATGGAAAGAAGTTTATACTTTCTTTTGTTAGCGATATAGCTAAAAAGCCAGCCGTTGAGGATTTGGGTGCTTCAGATTTGACTAAAGAAGATTTCAATCAAGTAGATGGTATGATTCAGCAAAACATTTTTGCAGGTCATCAGATTACCACTCCTTCTTTGTTTGGTATTTTGGTTGAAGGTTCTTTGGGTACTCGTAGTGAGATTCGTGATGGCTACGAAGTGTTTAAGAATACTTATGTAAACGACAAGCAACAATTCTTAGAAAGTTTGTTTAATAAGTTAGCTAAGATTAATGGTGTTAGTTCGGATTTGTATATCAAACCCGTTGAACCGATAGG